GGAGTTGCTTGGAGAGCTTTGGCACATTTACAAAAAGAATTAGAAAAACAGAAGAGCGATGAATAAGATGGTGTTTTTAAAAGCTTACACTTATTTAGTTGATAGACTTGGAGAAGCATATCAGAACAGAAATAATTTGCTTGTAGAACATTATAGGAAAGAAATCGCCAAACTACAAAATAGATACAAGAAAGAAGAAGGTGAAAGAGATTAAACTATTGGATGGAACGGATTGGGTTGTAGATGATCTTCTGGATCATATGCAAGACAACTCCTTCTACTATGGTTATCTAAGCAAAGCCTGTTTGTCATCATCATCTTGTAAAAAAATACTTGACGATAGTTATTCAAAAGAACCAGCGTCTTTAAATCCTAATTCTAAACCACTTAGAGACGGAAGACTCATTCACGTTACTTTGTTAGAAAATGAAAAATTAGATGAGTATTATCATTTTGTTGATGTACCAACAAGAAGAAACAAAGAATACAAATTAGCAGTAGAAGATCCAGAGCTTTCTAAAAAAGAGATTATGCTTACAAAAGAAAAAAAGTGGGCAGAAGAAATAGTAGAAGCCGTGTACAAAAACCCAACAGCAAAAAAGCTGTTTGATAAAGGTACATTTGAAACACCTGGCATAGATTATATAAAAGGTTTACCGTTCAGGGGTAAAGCAGACTGTCTTACACAAGATAGAATTGTCGATCTAAAAACCACAAGTGACGTTGATATGTGGGAAACAAATATTAATTACTACGGTTATAATATACAGGCTTATATATACAGTAAGATTTTTAATAAAAAAAATTTTACATTTGTTATTGTAGATAAAAAAACTCTACAAGTCAAAACCTATGATGCAAGTTATGAAGATTTTAAACAGGGAGAGGCAAAGGTTGCTCAGTGCATTAGACTATACATTGAACAATTTGGCTTTTAGAAATAATGTTGTAAAAGAGTATTTTATTCTTGCCGCCAATGATATTATAGACGGAGCTTCATTAGGAGAACTACATCATAGCCTGAATCTGTTTGAAGAGCTTGAAGATTATGACGAGTGTGAAGGCATACTGTTGGCTTGTGAGTGGTCTACCTTAATTTCATTTACCAACTACTTAACCAAAAATTATGAACCACACATATACTTTAGAGAATCTTGAGCATATAGTAAATAAAATTACTGACGTAAAAATTAGAAACAAGTCCAGGCAAAGAAAATACGTCATAGCAAGACACATATTTTTTAAGATTGCTCAAACATTTGTAACACCTAAAATTTCTGCAATAACAAAGTTTCTAAAAATGCACCACGCATCTTTGCTTCATCACAACAAATCTTTTGTAAGAGATATTATAAATGATGACTACAATAGAGATATGTTTTACAAATCAGTTGACGTCTTTACAAATATAAGAAACATAGAAGAAGAGAACACGAGTTGCGAAAATTTAAAGAAAGAACTTATAAATCTAAAAGTGCAATTGTGTAAATCAAAAGCATATGATTCTCGTTTAGAAGATCTTATCAATAAACTCAGTAGGCTTACAGATTCGCAGGTCCAGTTGGCAGAAGAGAGAATTGATTTGTTAATTAAATCATTTAACTTTGAGAAAAAGAAAAACCAAGCGACTATCTACTCGTCTTACGAAACTGTTGCAACCACCTAGAAACAGGGTTGCACAAAGTTATTGTATGAACAAAGGATATAAAATTTATCCCATAGTTGTAAAAGATGGATATAAAATTGAAATAGAATATAAAGGACAAATAAAGCAAGGAACAATCGTCTATAAAAAAGACGAGTGGTCTGACGCTATATGGAGTTTGTACGAAAAAATATATGAAAAAAACAGAGTGTAGCATATGTGGTGTTGAAGAAGATGATCAGTTTACTCACGGGTACTTTGGTAGCATACCAGTATCTTTTTGTGTCTGGTGTATTTCTTCAATAATGGATATGGCAAAGCAAATGAGTAATTGTGATTGTGATGAAGAGTGAAAGAAAATATATGAAGAAGACCGATGGTCGTAAAAACAACGGAGCAAAACGTGGAGATGCTTTGGTTAGAAAAGCTCTTGCAAGTCCAGTTAGCTATAACAAAGCAAAAAAAAATAGATCTAAAATCTTAGCAACCAAAGCTATCAAAGATGTTTATGGATCTGAAGCAGACTTCTGGAAGATGGTTGCAGAGAAAGCTTCAAACTCTCAGTATGATCGTAAGATGATTATTGAGTATATGTATGGCAAAGCAATGGATAATCCTGACGTGCTTACTAAAGCAAAGAACGTAGACTTTTCTATTGTAAATATATTTCCTGGCAGTGAAGAAGAAAAACCTATTGACATAACACCAGAAGATGAAAGTACCGAAACTAAACAATAAGTATAAATCTTTTGGTAATAACTCAAGATACTTTTTGATCACAGGCGGTCGTGGATCAGGCAAGTCTTTTGCAATAAATGTTTTTCTTTTGTTGCTAACTTATGAGAAAGGACATAAAATTCTGTTTACAAGATATACTATGGTTTCTGCCGCATCATCAATCATACCTGAGTTCAATGAGAAGCTCGAGCTTATGGAAGTGGTAGAAGACTTTAGGATCACAAAAGATGAGATCACAAATATCAAAACAGGATCTTCCATATTATTCAAAGGAATACGAACTGCTTCAGGAAACCAAACAGCAGCTTTGAAATCATTAAACGCAATAACCACCTTTGTTTTAGATGAAGCTGAAGAGCTTACCGATGAAGATACGTTTGATAAAATAGATCAGTCCGTAAGAGTTAAAAATAAACTCAATAGGGTTATGCTCATACTGAACCCAACAACAAAAGAACATTGGATCTGGGGTAGGTTTTTTGCAAACAGAGAAATACCTGAAGGTTATAACGGCTTAAAAAAAGAAATCACCTATATACATACAACATATCTTGACAACATAGAAAATCTTTCTAAGTCTTTTTTAAATCAATTGGCAGACATTAGACGCAGAAGACCTGAGAAATACAGACACCAGATACTTGGTGGCTGGATGGAGAAACAAGAAGGCGTTATTTTTACCAATTGGAGAGTAGGTGAATTTAATGACAATTATGAAACAATCTTTGGACAAGACTTTGGTTTTTCTGTAGATCCAACCACGCTTGTAAAACTTAGTATTGACAAAGGTAACAAAAGAATATATTTAAAAGTAATGTATTGCAAGGTTGCACTATCCACAACACAAATCGCAGACAACAATATTAGATATGCTGGACCGCATTTAATTGTAGGAGATTCATCAGAACCACGTCTTTTGAGAGAAATAAAACTTAAAGGTGTAAACATAAAACCTACAGTCAAGAGAAGCGGATCTATACTGTCAGGTATAGCTCTGCTTCAGGATTTTGATCTTATTGTTGATCCAGATTCTACAGAGCTAATAAAGGAACTAAACAATTATGTGTGGGCTACAAGGGGACAAACAAAACCTGTAGACAAATGGAATCACTGCATTGACGCAATACGATATGCGGCTCAATATGCTCTTGTCAATTTCTCAAAAGGATCTTACACACTTCGTTAAACGCAGTAGGGTTCTTCTTAAACGCAGTAGGGTTGCTTTATCGTTAAACGCAGTAGGCTCTTAAACATAGTAGGGTTTGTCCAAACTTGCGAATCATATCTGAAATTTAACGATTTCTTAACATTAACTTAACATTGGAAATATGTGATTTATTATATTTGCGTCTATGAATAAACGACAAATTACACGAATAAAAAATCTTACCGAAGATGGTAAAATTTTTAGTGCCAAGTTCAAAAAGAAGGATGGCACGATTAGGACAATCAATTGTCGAAGAAACGTCAAGAAATACGTTACTGGTAAAGGTATGTCATACAGTCCAGAAGAACGTGGTCACTTGATTGTTTTTGATATGGCAAATGATGGATATAGAACCATAAATCTCAATGAGTTATTATGGATTAGAATAGGTGGTATAACTTTTAAAAGCGATAGATTATGAGTGCATATGTAAAGATAAAAATCCGCTATACATTCTGTCAAGAAACAGGTGACAAAATATTGGACACTGAAAGAATGATAGAAGAGTGGAACGAAGAAATGAACTCATTAATTTCTACAAATGTAGACGAATTATGTGTTTCTCAAACAAACAACACGGATTCCTATATTGCTGAAAGGTTTATTGAGTATACGCAAAGAGAGTACCCAAGTATTTATGAAGAAGTCATTGACTTTGCTGATAGTGATAAAACTTATGACGATGAATAGAAAGTATCCATTTAAAGAAGGCGATGACTATTGGGTTATTCAAAACGGCAAGATTATAAAATCCTGTTGGGATGATGTCAGTGAAAAGATGTTTGATTC